TAAAAAATATTGAAAAAACTATTGACATGAATTTGATTATGCATTAATATAGATAAAGATAGATGAAATCTATATTAATGCTATTTGAGACCTTAGTAAAAAGATTGCAGTCTTTTTATTAAGGTCTTTTTTATTGGTATTTTAATCACTGAATACCCCCTCCCAAGAATGTTAATTTTATGTTAGGATCATAGATTAATTTTTTTAATTAATCAAGTTTTATTTCTGCAATAAATAATATTTGACAAACGCAGATAAATATATTACATGTAATATATAACGCAGGGGAGGGAAATATGGATAAAAACAAAAAACTTGAATTTTTATCAAAGCAAGAAGTTTTAGATTTATTAAAATTAGATGAACGTACTTATCATTTATATATTTCTAAAGGTATTTTAAAACCTTATCGTCCAACAGAAGAATCAAGAAAATTTTTATTTAAAAAAGAGGATATAGAATCTGTTTTTAAGCCTACAGTAACAACAAAAGTTGTTTCAATGGTTAACCAAAAGGGAGGTGTAGGAAAAACAACTTTTACTTATAATATTGGTGTAGGTTTATCATTAAGAGAATATAATGTATTATTAATAGATATGGATCCTCAATGCAATTTATCAATAGGATTAGGATTAAATACGGATATTGATGTTGGAAAAACTGCGGCAGCAATATTTGAAGATAAAGAATATCAAGCAAAAGATATTATTCATAAATTAAGTAATTATTTGGATTTAGTTCCAGCATCTATTGTTCTGGATGGTGTGGATAAGAAGTCCGATTTAAATGATTATTTTAAACTTAAAAAATTTGTTCAAAGAATATTTAAAGATTATGATTTTATATTTATTGATTGTAGACCTAGTTTAGGAACATTGACAATGAATGGATTAATTGGAGCAGAATATGTACTTATACCAGTTGAGCCTGATTTCTATAGTCCTTTGGGTATGAAGCAATTAATTAGAACAATTAATGAATCAAAAGAATTTAATCCAATTTTAAAAACATTAGGAGCTGTAATTAATAAAAAAGATGAAAGAACTAATATTTCGAAAGATGTAACAAATAATTTAAAAGAAAACCTGGGAGATGTAATTTTTTCAAATGAAATAAATATGAATACAAAAATCAAGGAAGCACCATTTTATAATAAGTCAATATTAGAATACGATAAGTCATCTGTTGGGGCAAATGACTATAGAAATTTAATAGAAGAATTTTTAGCTAAAATTATATAAATTTAATGGAGGGGAAGTATGGCATTAAAAGATGTAATTAATAATTCATTAAAGGGAACAACTGAAGATATAAAAGGACAAATAAACCAAATAAGTGAAAAAGAAAAATCTTTATTAACAGGGTATGAGAAAAAAATAGATTTAATTGATTATGAAACATCAAAAGTCCCAGAATTATTAAACGCAAAACAATTAAGTGATGATATAAGATTAATTGATAAAAAAAATGCGGAGGCATTAATTGTAAAGTGTCAAAGACTTTATTTAATAACAAAACATAAATTATATAAAGATTTAGGGTATCAAAATTCAGAAGAGTTTGCTCTAAGTGAACATAATATAAAACGGATTCAATTATATAAGTATGTTTTTATATTTGAAAAGTTAGAAAGAAAATTATTAAATACATTTAAAAATGTTCAGTCGACTAAACATCTTGAGGATTTAAGTATTGAAAAGTTATATATTATTGCAAAATTAGAAGAAGAAAATAAAATTAATGAATGGTTTGAAAAAATACTTCAGGATAATATGTCTGTAACAGAATTAAAAAAAGAATTAGTTGAAGATAATTTACTTATAAATAGGAATTTTGGAAAAAATAAAGATGATAATTTTGAAAGTGAGATAAGTAGATTTATTAAAAAAATACCTAAAAGAAAATTAACTTTAGAAGAAATAGATGCAATTGATGAACTAATAAAAAAATTAATTTTTTTGAAAAATAGTTAAAATGTTCAGTCGACTGAACATTTTAACTATTTTAATATTTGTTTATAAGATAAAATAATTTAATTATAATTCATATTTTTTATTAAATTTAATTTCCTTTTTATAAAAATTTCCCAAAAATCCCACCAGAAAATATTCGATATTCCGTATAAAATACGGGAAACCGTATAAAATACGGAATTCCGTATTTATTCCGGTAGAAAAAATATTTCAATTCCCATATATTGATAATCAACAAACACAATAATTAGAGCAGTATGCTTTTATTAAAAGATTAAAAATAAGGATAAGATTAAGTCTTATTATATAGGTTTATTTTTTTTATTCCCCTCCCCTTTTTAATCAATTTTTATAAGCTTTTTTAGGGGTTTATAAGAAAAAAGCTTACAGGGGTGGAAACACCCCCTTATATATAATTTTTAAAAGGAGTAATTTTAAAAAGATTTTTATGTTTTATATAGGTGATGCAGTACAGGTTGTTTTTCACGGGACAGGAGCAATATCACATGCAATGATAAGAGAGGTTAAACGGACAAACAATCAAACATTATATAACCTTACTATCCCTTTATTGAATAAACGGGGTGAATTTACACATATTGATAATGTTGAAGAAAGGTTTTTAAAGCAAAGATAATTTTAGGAGGATAAAGATTAATAGTAAAGAGATTAAGATTAATCAGCAGAAACAAATATTGGAATTATCCCTTGATAGTATTCAGGAATTGCAGAAAGATTTAAAGAGATATTCGGATAAAGCTTATCAAAAGTTTAAACAGAGAGTAATAGAAAAAGGGTTTAAATATGTATTCTTTGTCTGGATTGATAAAAAGACAGATAAAATATATTTCATAGACGGCCACCACAGGAAACTTTTTTTAAAGAAAATGGAAGATGAGGGATTCAAGATTCCTGAAAAATACTATGCCCTACCGGTTGAAGCAGAAAACAGGAAAGAGGCTGCAATTGAACTATTGCACCTAAACAGCCAGTACGGAGAGATGACAAATGAGGGATTAAAGGATTATCTAAAATCATACAATATAAAACCTGTTGAGATCACTTCTGTAAAGATTGAACCTGTGAATGTAAGTATGGTTAAAACTTTAAGAGCGATTGAAAAAGAGGAACTTAGTAAAACTAAAAATGATGATGAAGTACCGGAAGATATTATAAAAATATCAAAACAGGGGGATATATGGGAATTAAATAATCATAGGCTTTTATGCGGAGATTGTACTAAAAAAGAGAATATAGATAAACTTCTTGGTGATAAGACGGTTGAAATGTTATGTACGGATCCTCCTTACGGTGTTAATTATGCAAGCAAGAATGATTTTTTTAAAGATATACATAAAGGGCATCATGTAAAAAAAGAATATGCAAATGATGATTTAAAAGATTATCAGGGCTGGTTTGAATCATGGCTGGATAGGATTCCTTTTAGTTCATACAATACAATATATATATGGATTAATGGGAAAAGATTAAGAGAGCTAATGAATGCCTGTTATAACAAAAAAATAACAACTTCCACTATTTTGGTGTGGGTTAAGGATAATCATGTATTGGGAAGAATGGACTACCTACCCCAGCATGAATTATGTGTATATGGATGGAAGGTAAAACACAAGTTTTATGCAAAGAATGTAACATCCATATTAAAACACAGTAAACCGCTGGTTAATGATTTACATCCTACAATGAAGCCCGTTGAACTTATCACAGAGTTGGTTTTACACGGTAGTAAAGAGAATGACAATGTTTTAGAGTTATTCTGCGGAAGCGGGACAACTATAATTTCATGTGAGAAAACAAATAGAAAATGTTTTGCTACTGAAATTGATCCATATTTTTGCAACATAATAGTATCAAGATGGATTAAATGGATGAATGATAATAATAAGGTTATTGAAAGATTGAAGTTAAATGGAAAAGATTTTAACTATAAAAATAATGAAAAGATAAGGGCATAAATATGAAAACAATAATATTTAATAAAGCAATTGAAGATGAACCTGTAAGTAATTTAATTAAAGAGATTGATGCAGTAAAATTAGAAGGAAATGAAGAATTGAAAATATTTTTCTCATCCCAAGGAGGCACATGGCATACAGCATTAACATTGATTGAATATCTTAATACATGCGGTAAGAATATAGTTATATATCCTGTGTATACCGTAAACTCATGTGCAATTGATGTTATTGTAAGGTCAGATAATATTAAAAAGGTCTTTATTGACCAAACTCTTGTATGCTGTATTCATCTATTAAATAATAAATATAATTCAATAGAATTACTTGATAAAACTTCATATGAATATTTTGACAACTTAGTATTGGAAGATTTTAATAATAAACAAATAGAGTTTTTAAGATTATTTAATGTTTTTACAGATGAAGAATTGAAAGAAATGAAGAAAGGAAAGGATATATATTTTGGAGCTGATACTCTGGAAAAATTGATAGATGGATACAATACGCAAGCTAAGGAAAAAGAAGCGGCAGTAATGCAGGCATGAGTAGAGAAAATATATATATAGACGGGATAAAGACACAGTTTTCAAAAGAGAATCAGCCTAAAAATAAAGGCAGGAAAAAAGGACAGATTAGTTTTAAAGCTATTTTAAATAAGTATCTTGAAAAGGATGTAGAGTTAGAAAATCCCCTGGAAGATAATTTAAAAAGCGTAAAGTCAACAAGAGAGCATTTATGTCTTAGATTGCTGGCAAGAGCATTGAACGGGGACCGTAAGGCTATAAACGATATAATTAATAGGACTGACGGTAAACCGGAATTAGATTTAAAGCTTAATGGAAGCATAACAATAATTGAACAGATAAAAGAGCTGTCTAATAAAGATTTAGAAAAATTAATGGAAATGTTTCAGAATGCAAACAAATAAGAATTATGAAAAAGCATATTTGTTATTACTCATGAGGGAAAAAGCTATAAGGAAGGCAAGAGAATCCTTCTGGCATTTTTGCAAGCTTTTACATGGATATAAAGAGGAATGGCATCATTTAAAAACTTTTTCATATACCTTGCAGATGTTTTATGAAGGCAAGCTTATAAATCCTATTACAAATAAGGCATACAGGAAGCTAATGGTTAATATGCCTCCAAGACATTATAAGACAAGGACCTTAATGTTATTTTCATGCTGGGTGTTTGGAAAAAACGCAAATGAGAAAATAATAGCAACAGCATATTCTGATGATTTAGCAACGGACTTTTCCAAATATACACGTGATGAGATAGCAAGAGAAAAGACTTTTGATTATGAAATTACATACTCGGATATCTTTCCTGGAACAAGGATAAAGAAAGGAGATGCAAGTTATAAGAAATGGGCATTGGAAGGAAAACATTTTTCATACAAGGGCTCCGGTATTGGCGGAAGTATTACAGGGAAAGGCTGTACAATCGGGATAATAGATGACCAGGTAAAAAATTATGCAGAGGCCACAAATGAGACATTATTGGAAAAAAACTGGAACTGGTATACAGGAACATTTTTATCAAGGTTTGAGGAAGGCGCTTGCCAGATTATTTGTATGACAAGATGGTCGGATAAGGATATCTGCGGCAAGATTTTGGATAATGAGGATGAAAAAGACAGCTGGTATGTGTTGAAATATAAGGCGTATGATGAGAAAAAAGATGAAGTTTTGTGTCCTGATATGTTAAGTAAAGAAAGTTATTTTGAGAAAAAGAGAACCATAAATGAGGATATATTTTATGCAAATTATCAGCAGGAAACAATTGATAAAAAAGGAAGGCTGTATAAAAATTTAAAAACGTATAAGAGGAATGAATTACCAAAAGATAATAATGGAAATATAATAGCAGACAGATTTTTTTCATATATAGATACAGCAGATCAGGGAGATGATTATTTATGCTGTGTTTTAGGTATAGAGTATGAAAAACAGATGTATATAACTGATATATATTATACGCAGGAAGCACAAGAAGTTACAGAAGAGGAAACAGCAAAAAGGATTATTAATAACAATATAAAAGTTGCGGTTGTTGAGAGTAATAATGGAGGAAGAGCCTTTGCAAGAAATATTTCCCGGATATTACAGGAAAAATATAAGAGAAAAGATATAAGTGTAAAATGGCTTCACCAGTCAGAGAATAAGAAATCAAGGATATTAACAAATTCAAGCAGTATTGAAAATAATATATTTTTTCCATTTAACTGGAAGAACAAATATCCTTTATTTTATGAGAGTGTCACTAAATACATGAGAAAGGCAAATAATAAACATGATGATGCACCTGACACATTGACAGGATGCATTGAATATATGAACGGTTTACTTGATAAGAAGTTAAATACAATTTTATCAAACATAGATTTTTCTGCATTTGAGGTTGGCATTATATGAGTGAGGTACAGACTCATATAAAATATAGGCGGATTTTAGAAAGATCAAAGTTTTTACTAAACTCATATAAAGGGGGTTTAAATACATTAGATGGAGATGAATATATATTTAAATATCCCACGGAAGGAGTTGATTTATATAGTGCAAGAAAGATGCGTGCAGTAATATATAACTATTTTCGTCCTATTGTATCCATGTTTACAAATTCGATATTCCGTCATCAGATACAAAGACCATGGGTAGAAGCAGAAAGGTTAAAGGTCTTTTTTGACAGTGCAACAACAAAGAATGAGAGTCTTTCCAAGATAATGAGAAAGATATCATTGTTATCGACTTTTTTACGTATCGGAGTATTGGTTGATGCGAAAAAGATAAGAGAGACAGTCGTAGAGAAAGAGAAGAAAATTAAACAGAGGTTATTTCCTTATGTTGCTATATATTATCCTGAAAATATCATTGACTGGTATTTTGATGATAAAGGATTAGCCTGGGTAAAGTTAGCAGAATCATATATTGATAAATCCAGTCCTACGGGTAAGCATGATGAAGTTACAAGATATTTGCTATTTACAAGAGATTTTTGGCAGGAAGGTGTAAAAAGTGACGGTAATAAGAGTGAGGAAACTGACGGGATAAGCTGGGAAAAAGAAGTAAGGCATAATTTAAAAGAGGTTCCTTTTATATTCTGCTATCAGCATGATATTGATCCTGATGAGGCGTATGAGTCTAATTTAGAAGATATTGCAATGTGCCAGAGAAGGATTGCAAACTGGATGAGTAATATTGATGAGAATATATGGAGTACCTGTAACAGTGGGATAACAATACCGGCAGATGATAATCTGGAGAAGTTCAAGGAAGCCTGGCAGAAAACATCGAATGGGAGGAAGATATATCCATATCCGGCAGAAGGACAGCCTCCAAAGTTTTTACGAGATGATGTAATAAATATACCAATTGTATTGCAGGCAGTTGAAAGGGATATTGAAGAAATATATAAGATGGCTGAACTTACAATACAAAGCAACAAGGATTATTATGAGAAAAGCGGCAAGTCAAAAGAGTATGATTTTTACCAGTCCGGCGGTGTTATTTTAAACAAAGCAAAACAGCTTGAAGAGACTGAAAACTGGATAATAAAGATGTTTTGTCTTTATGAAAATATAGTTGAAGTTAGTATGGATAAAAAGACAAAATATCCTGAGGATATAAAGATAGTTGAAGATGTTGAAAAGATGAATCATGATCTAGAGGTAATTACAGCAAGGGTTTGTTCAGGGTTAACAAAATATGCAAAAAAGCAGTATGTAATGCATGCGTATAAAGATTTAGCAAATGAATCACCCGGTACGTATAAACAAATCATTGATGAAATTGATAAAGGGAATGAAATATTTAAAGAGGAAAATTAATACCTTAGCTTTTAAAAAAAAGACTAAGGGGATAAGTATATATACTTTAAAAGCAAAATGAATATTTATTTAAGAGGGTTAAAAGTTTTGAACAAATTAAAGACACTATTAAAAACAATGGGTTTGGATGACAAACAGATTGAAGAAGTGGTTAATACTGTTAAGGATAGTACAAAATCTATCATTGAAAACAGGTTGAAGAGATTCAAAGACGGCGAGAAAGAAGAAAAGATGCCGGGAAAAGACAGTGAAAAACTGGAAGAATTAAAACGGGAGAACCATGAAAAATTACGTGAGTTAAAAAAATTAAGAGAGCTTGTTAAGGGAAGTAAAGATGCAGAAAAATTATTGAGTGAGAAATTGGTGAAGTTGGAAGAGGAGAAAGAATCAATAATTGAGAATGAGAAAATGGAGTTAAATAAAAAGCTTGATGAGTTTACGTTGTCAGAAGAAAAGAGTAAGGAGAAGTATAATAGGCTCTATGATACTTTCAAGAAAGAAAGGTTACTAAATATCAGTAATGTGATTACTGCCAATTTAAAATTAAAGAATCCTTCAATAGCAGCAAAGTATCTTGTAAATATGGGGTATTTAGATTTAGCAGAGGAAACGGATGATAAGACAAACAGAGTAGATTATGTAGTTAAGACAAAGGAGATAGTTTATGAAGATGAAGAGAAGAAGAAGGAAGTAAAGAAGGTATTTAGCGGTATAAAAGATGTAGAAGAGGCAGTTAAGATTTTAGTAAAGCAGAATGATGAGGTTGGCACTTTATTTCCTGTAATGGAGGAAGTAGCAGCCGGATCAGGTTCTTCCGGCGGGATGGGTAATCATAAGGAAGGTTCATTTGAGATAAATAAGGCAGGAGAAGATGAATTACTCAAACTCGGGGAAAAATGGGCAAATGAATAAATTTAAGTTTTTAAGGAGAAGAAAAATAAGGTATGCCGAATAATTTTACACAATTACAGGAAATATTAAGAAGATTGGGAACATTGATAATAGGAGCAAGAAAACCCAATATGATAATGAGCGGAACAATTTTAGCAGGTAGTAATATTGATAAAGAGTTTGCAGGTCCGGGAGAAACTGTAAGTTTTTTGATTGAACCTGAGGTGCAGGCATATGACTGGTGGCCTGGAGAACCCAATCAATATACGGATATGGCTCCTGATTTTGTAAATATCAAACTTGATAATTATATAAGGGTTGCTCTTGATATAAATATTGTTGATTTTACAAATATCCCGGAACAGACATATAAGATGTATTCAACAAAGGGTGCTGAGGCTATTGAAAGAAAACTTGATGAAAAAATAATAAATAAACTTTCTACCTGTAAAAATCATGTTGTAAGGGATGCATCATTATCAAGAAGAAGTTTAATTGATTTAGCATTGGCAATGGATTTAAAGAATATAAGACAGGAAGGCAGGTTAGCATGTATTGATTCAGAGGCAAAGGCTGATATTCTGGATTTATCATGTATAACAAATGTAAGTGAATCGGGTTCTGCAACAGCATTAAGAAAGGCTCAAATTGGAGAAGCGTTTGGTATTAATTTCATACATAGTCTTCATATGAAGAATAGAAGGATACCAGATGATGGAACATTGGCTGTAAATAATACTACCGGATATCCGGCCGGAACAAGTGTAATAGCATTTGACGGAGGAACAGATTCCAATATTGAAGCCTGTGATATGGTACAGATTGCATCGAATTGGTATACGGTAGTAAAAGTAGAGTGGATTACAGAAGGTGAATCAGGAACACTTACATTGGCAACCGGGCTAATTTCAGATGCAGCTGATGATGTAGAGATTACAGTAAAAAAGCCGAATCAGGCAATGGTGTATGTTCCTGAATGTGCTGTTTTAGGCACCAAGGCAATAAAGCCGTATCATGAAAACTCAGTTATTGTGAATACAAAATACGGTTCTCTTTTATTGACCTATGAAGGAAGTGCGGAGAAAGGATTTAGAAAACTCTTTATAGATTTCTTGTGCGGTATAGCATGGCTTGACCAGGAGAAAGCAACAAGATGGGTTAATTTAGGATAATGGATACAATAAGGATAGATTCAAAAACAAAAGGTAAAGAGAGCTTTAATATTCTAATTAAGGAAATTGAGAAGAATATAAACAGTGAAGTCATATTGTTTCAAGATGAGGTGACAAGAGAAGTCTATCTATCCTTTGGCAGGGATTTATCAATAAGAGAACTTACCCAAATAAAGAAGTTGCTTTTAAAAAAGAGGAATAGTTCAATCGGTGTTATTGAGGAAGCATTCATAATAATATTTACCTATTTTTTATTGAACAGGCTTATTACAGACAGGGTAAAAAATAAGCTTATTGATTTAAGTACAAATAAATATGTAAGTGAGTATGCGAATGTTTTATTTGAGATTGAGAATAAAGGATTAAGGTGGATAAATGAAATTTCTTTAAGACAGATAAATAAATTGAATAAGGACAGTATCATAAAGGATTTGAAGGAAAAAATATTTAAAACGGAAAATGGAGCAAAGGTTAGTCTTGGAGGGAAGAATTATGATTTAGAAAAATACTTAAAGAATACTTCTAAGAGTATTGCAGTTAATTTTATGAATAATACAAACAGGGCTTTAATAGAGGAGAATGATGTTAATATTGTAAGATTTATAAGGGTTGAGGATGCAGCAGAAAAAAGAGTACACAGTAAATATGAGAATAAGTTATTCAGTCTTGATAACAGGGAATGCAGGTATAAGGGGATTGATGTAATGCCTGTAAATATAATTACTGATTATGAGCCTTTTAATCCTCCATATGGATGCGGTCATATATTGGAGCCTGTAATGGAGGTATAATCATGGTTAGGGTGAATGATTTAAAAGAGATTGGTGTTGTAAAGGATAATTTTGAGCAGTATATGGATAGTAGTGTTGAGGAGTGGGAGGCTCATATTGAAGTATGCAGTAAAAGGTGTGAAGATGATCTAGTTGGTTTAATTGGAGAAAGAGATTTTACTAAATTTAATGATGGTGAATATGATTCAGTAACGCAAAGAAGGATAAGTTATGCCCTAATTTATTTATGTGCAAAGTATTTATATAGGGCAGAACTTAATTATTTATTCAGTTTAAACCAGAGTGAATCTGTGGCAGATATAAGTTTAGTCAAGCGGAAGGTTGAAACTCAGTGTGTAAAGATGTACCTTGATGCAGTTAGTGAGCTTATTAAGTTAGGTTATGACGTATAACGCAATAATATACGACAGATTAGGAAAAGGGAAATAATGGTTAAAGATGAGAGCCGTGTGCCGGAAATACTAAAACAATTGAAATTGTTAAACAATAAGAGGGTTAGGGTAGGGGTGTTCTCCGATGAAATTGGCCTAGTAGCAGGTGTTAATGAGTTTGGGGCTAAAATAAAGGTTACAGATAAGATGAGAGCGTATCTTCACAGTATCGGCTTACATTTAAAGGATACAACCAAGTTTATTGTAATACCTGAAAGGTCCTTTTTAAGAAGCACATTTGATAATAAGAAGGTTATAGATAGTGTATTTGAGAGAGGAGAGGACGTTTTTTTTAATGATTTTAATGTTTTAAAGATGCTTGATGTTATTGGAAAGAGTATGGGAGAGAAGATAAAGATTAAGATTTCTTCAAATATAAAGCCGGAGAATCATCCGTTTACCATAATTAAAAAAGGTTCAAATAAGACCCTTGTAGATAAGGGAAGTTTGGAAAAGAGTATAACATATGAGGTTAAGTAGTGTTATTAGAAGAAGGTTAAAGGATTATACGGTAGAGATTCCGTCTGGTGTTGGACAGATAATTAACGGGAGATATGTGGAGACGCCGGTAATAGGGCAAAAAAAGTTATTTATTATACAGCTTACATATGAACTATTAAAATTTTTACCTGACGGGGCATATACAATTAAGGATATTAAGGTTTATGAAGTAGGTAAGCCCTCATTACAAACCGGTTGTATTATTCATTATAAAGGATCAAGGTATGAGGTATCCTCAGAGGCAGATAGAGAAAAGGATGGAAATTTTTCCTCTTATTTTGCAAAGAGGTTAGTAAATAAGTGATTGAATATGAATTGGTTGATGCTTTTTTTAGTAAAATTACTGCCTTACTTGAAATACCGTGTTTACGTGAGGACTATAAGTTTAAAAAAGAGGAGATAGGGTTCCCCTATATTACATATAAAATTCTTAATATATCTCCTGAGGATTTTTATAAGCAGGGTAGGGTAGTAACAAAAAATATAAATGATGGTTCATTAGCGGATATAAATATTTTTGAGCAGAGTAAGACATATGTAAGTATAAATATTTTCGGTACTGATAAAGAGTTCGGATTAGCTAAGAAGTTACGTGAATACATAAGGTTATATAAGAATGATGATTATGTAGTGCGTATTATCAGTCCTGAAATTGAGGACAGGACTATTTTTCTTAATATAGATTATGATTACAGGGTTGGTTTTGATATAAGAATCGATCATACTGAAAAAATTGTAAATGAAATTGAGGCAATAAGGAGTATTGAAATTACACCGGTAATAAACGGTTCAGAAAAAAAAGAAATAATTATTAAGGAGATTTAATTTGGCATATATACAGGATATAGTTATATCAATAACACGAGCAACAAAGGGATTAAAAGAGAAATCATTTAGACCATTAATTATGGGTTCAGGAGATGTGAAAATTGATTTACAGATCGTAACGGATACAGAAGAGCTTATATCTGCAGGGTATACAATTGAAGATGCAGAATATAAGATGATGAGCGCAATGGTTTCTCAAAGTCCAAGTCCTGTTGATATAGCAGTAATAAGAAAAGATGATTCTGTAACCTACGCAGAAGCATTACAGGAATTAAAAGAGACATTTAATTCATACTGGGCTATATGTATTGATTCAAGAGTTGAGTCGGACCTAAATGAAGCAGGAGATTGGGCTAATGCTAATAAAAAATTTTTTTTCGGTTGTAATGCAAGCCCCGGTATTTTGGCAAGAAATGTGGATAGAGAGGCATATTTAATTCACAATGAGGAAGCTTCTTATCCTGAATGTTCGTGGGTTGGTCTTTGTATAAGTAAAAGCCCCGGCAGTTTTACATGGAAGTGGAAATCTTTAAATGGACAGAATGCATCGAATTTTAGTTTAACGGAACTTCTTTCTATAAGAGAAAAGAACATGCAGACTCTCCATGATCAAAAGGGTGCAATATATACAAATGAAGGCAGATCAACAAGCGGTGAGTTTATAGATATTATACATGGTCAGGACTGGGTTGAAGATCAGCTTGAGACGGAACTACTTTTGTTATTCTTAAACAATGACAAGGTTGCACTTGATAATCCGGGAATAGCACAGGTAGAGAGTGTATTAAGAGCTGTATTAAAGAGGGCAGGGGATAATAAGATTATTGCAAGAGTTGGCAGTGATGTAGATCAGAGTGAATCTGATGATGGCGTATATATGTTTAAGATTTATACTCCCCAAAGATCGGATTTAAGTGTAAATGATAGGGCAAATAGAAACCTGCCGGGTATTGAGTTTGAATATTCAACTGCCGGTGCTATACATAAGCCAAAGGTTAAAGGGTTAATAACAGTATAGGAGATAATGTAATGGGAAAGAAGTTTTTAGGAGATTTTAATCCTGATGATACAGAACTTATAGTTAATAAGATGCTTGGTAGTGGTTTTGGAGACGGAACATTTATTAAGGTTTCATTTGATGAGCCTGCAAGATGGAAAAAGCATGTTGGTGCCAAGGGGGAGGTATCAAGAACCAAAAACTGCAATACATCAGGTACAATAACAGTCTCATTAAAGTGGAATTCCCCATTTAGAGTATATTTAGATAAATTAAAATACTCACCTGGTGTTTTTGAGATAAGTGTTAAGAATAATAATTATTTTGCGCACTCCTCAGAAGCATGGATAGATAATGATCCTGATGTTGCATTAGCAGATGAGGAGCAGGTTTTAGAGTATATATTCGGTTGTGCGGATTTAACAAGTAATTTCAGATAAAAGGAGAAAAAAATTTGGAAATATTTAAACAGGAAGTAGAGGTTAACGGAAGGAAATATATATTACAGCATCCAGGAAACAGGGAATGGATAAAATTAAAGAGTCAGATTAACAAGATGGATGCTGACATATTTGACTGGGAGGCATTACTTGATTATTGTTTTAATCATGTGGTATTCCCTGTTGAAGGGGAAAGATTGACTCTTGATACAGTGGATCCTGAGGAGTTGGAGGAGGTATGGCAGATAATCCTGCCCCGGTTTCTTAGAAGGAAACTACAAAATGGATATACTTACCCCAAGCTTATCAAAAAGCTATTTACAAAAACAAAGTAGGATCACAGATTTTAATATAAAAAAGGAGGTAGAAGAGGATCCTGTATTCTGGAAAGTAGTATTATCAGGGATAGATACATATACAAATCTTTGTAAGCTTCCACCTTATGAAATCAAAAAAATATATATGGCATTAAAGGTATATAAAGGGATATAGATGGCAGGAAGTATTGCTGTTAGAAGACTTTTTGGAGAGATTTTATTTAGAGATAGTGCATCCAATGAAATTAGAAGATTTGACAGGAGTATGGATGCTGCAAAAGAAAGTCTAAAAGGCATGGATAAGGGCACAAAAGACTTAAAAAAAAGCCAGAGAGAGTTAAAAACCTCAACAGGGGATTTAACTAAAAGCTTTTTTATTGCATCAACTGCCTTTAATACAGTTAAAAATGCAGCAAGTTATATATGGACTAATATAAAAGATGGAATAAGAGAGGGGATTGATATATCCCGTGATTTTAATGAAAGTCAGTCGAAACTTTTAAGGGTATTTGAAAGTATACAGGATGAAACATTAAAAGTAAGGGATAGTCTTACAGAGGCATATGGGTATTCAAAGAATGAGGCAACCCAGCTTCTAGGTACAACAGGGGATTTACTGGTTGGTCTTGGTTTTGAAGAAAAACAGGCATTAAGTTTATCAAGGCGTGTACAGGAATTAGCAAGCGATACAGCATCCTTTTCCAATATAGAAGGCGGAGCTAAAAGAGCAAGTGAGGCATTAACCAAAATGCTGCTCGGTGAACGGGAGATGGCTAAAAGTCTTGGTATTGCAATAGGAGAGCTGGATATCAAACAGTGGTTAATTGTTCATGGCAAGGATAAACTTACAGGATTAGCTTTAAGACAGGCAAAGGCAGAAGCATCCTTAGAATTAGCCTATTTTCAAAGCAGGAAAGCAATGGGTGATTATTCTGCTACACAGGATCAACTCGCAAACAGACAGAGAACATATAAGGCAGTATTGGAAGATATAAAGATGTATATCGGTGATTTTGTTACTCCTAAGATCAACAATTTAACAGGTGCAATGATTAAGAATGCAAAGGCTGTAAGAGATTGGATAAGCGACAGTAAAAATATAGATAAAATTAACGGCATTATAGATAAAGGGGGTAGGGTAGTTAAGGACTTATTTTCCCCTGCATTAAGAGAGTTAGCAGTACTTGGGAAAGATTTAAAGGATGTATTTAATGATTTATTCGGCGGGATGTTTGAGGGAAAAAGAATTTTTGAATCACTTGGTACCGGTGCCTACTATTTAGGTAAAGGATTGGGAATACTGGTTAAACAGTTGAGGTTAGGCCTTCAAGTCGGGGTAATGGTTTTTAAGGTATTTAAAAACATTTTTAATATCTGGGCTAGTATATACAAGCTATTTAAGGGTGATTTTAAGGGAGCCTTTAACGGCTTAAAGGATATAGGAAAGGATTTTAAGAAGACTGCTATTGATATTAAAAATGCAGCAGTATCTTATTATGGTGGAGTAAGAGAGGTTATAGTTGATGCAAAGAAAAATAATGTAACCGGCAGAAACACTGAACAAAAAGAAATTTATAAAAGTATGCCGTCATTTGATGATATTAAGGGGAAAAGAGCAGAAGGCGGGCATGTAAAAAAGGGGAAAAAATATTTAGTCGGAGAAAAAGAGCCAGAGGTTTTTACTCCGTTTAATTCAGGAGAGATTACACCTTTTAGTAAGATGGGTGCTAAGGTAATAATAAGTTCAATCATAGATAAGATTGTTATAAATGTTAAAGACAATGATGATATTGCATATGAAATTGAAAAAAATATATATAGTGCTTTGGATAGGATAAGCCCAATTTTAAGGGCAAAACTGGGACTTGCGGTGGGATAATTTGGCAGTAACAGATACTTTTTATGATCTTATTTTTGGTATTAAAAAAAGATCATTTTTTTCAGATGGACAAAATAATGTATTACTCAATGTATTAAAGGATTTTTCCCGTGTTAATAGGGTTGATGTTACTGAACATGCAATAGAGGAAGGTTTAAATGTAAATGACAATATAGATAATAAATTAACCACTTATTCATTAAAGGCAATATTAACTGATTGGGATATAGAAAGTAAGGATCCTGTTTTTTATAAGTTCCCTGAAAACATTACTGAAAGACTGGAAACTTTTAAAAAATGGAGAGATGAGAAAACATTAGTAACATATTATGGGGATGAGGATATTGAATCTTTGTGTATAACCTCAATAGAGGATTATATTGATAGTAGTATTGGCGATGGTGTGGGGTTATCTATATCCATGCAGAAGTTAAATATTGTAGAAAGTCAAAACCAGGGGACTAAGAATAAGGGGGAAGTGGATTTAATTGAAGAAGAGGTAAATGTAAGTTTATGATATATGAATATTTTCCTTTTACATATGAAGATGTACCGGTAAAGATGGTTGTTACAATAGATGGGAAGGCTTATACATACTTAATAGAATACAATGAATCTATGGATTTTTATACATTGAAAATATTAAAAGATGATGAAGTTATTTATTCTGCAAAACTTTTATATGGCAATGACTGCTTACATGCAGTAAAAGATATATGCATAAATAGAAGGATTATTCCGTATGATGCAATAGGGTTATTTAACAGAATTGAAAAAGATAATTTTGGCAAAAAGGTAAAATTGTATGCAGTTATTTGATAAAAGGGCAAAGGTAATAATAGGCAGTAAAACATTTTCATATCCGCCTTTTAGTATTGAGTTTGAAACAGAAGAGGACCTTGATGTATTAAGATCAACAACAATCAGGCTTTATAACCCGAATGATGATACCTTATCAAGCTGTAAGGGAGAAAAAAAGGGGCAGATTACGGAATATCCTTTAATAGAGGTTGAGGCAGGATATAAGGATAATATGGGTAAGGTTTTTAAGGGCGAGATCATAGATTATAAATTGAAAAAAACAAAGGTAGATAGAATTTTGGAGATCCAGGTTGCAGATAAGACAGCTTTAATCTGGGCTACAAAGATAATAAATAAAACATATCAGGATATGAAGGCAAGTGAAATAATAAAGGATATGGCAGGTGATAGATCAGGTTATATAAGTTTAGGCAATGATAAGTTTTATAAAAGGTTTGTTGCAAGAAGATTTCATTATGCAGTAAGAAGAATTGCAAAGGAAACCGGTAGTAATTATTACTGTACAAACGGATATTTAAACATGAAACCGGCCGGGTTTATAGAAAATAATGCAATAATTTTAGGATTTGATTCAGGATTAATCGATATTCCTGAATATATCAAGGGAGGATACAGGATAAAAACACTTTTTTTGTATGAACTAACTCCGGGTAGAAGCATTAAGTTACAAACTAAAAACATTAAATCTATATTTAGAGTAAAGAATGTCAAGAAAATGTTTTCTTCATTCAAAGACTCATATTGTGTGGCTGAGGTATATAGATGAGCTTTGTCGGTTTTTTAGAGGAGTTTGTTGATAGGAAAATAAGTGAGATTCAGCAGGGAATGATATGCAAGATAGATAAGTTTGATAAAAAAAAGATGAAAGCAGATGTTAAGCCTTTATATAAAGAGACTAATGAGATTGATGAGGAAGTGGATTTACCTGTAATACCTGATATCCCTGTAATGTTTATTAAATGCGGGGATTATTATATAAGACCGGATTATAAAAAGGATGATTTGGTGTGGGTTGGATTTGCTACCTATGATATAGAAGATGCATTATGTGAGGATGAAAAGTCTTTAAGTAAAAAGATGAATAATCTTGAAAATGCCTGTGTTTTAGGCGGTATAGCTAAGACTGATTGGCAGAATCCGGATAATTTTGACAATGACGGGCTTTTAATAGGACATAAAGATGGGACCATGTATATAAATTTAACAGACAGCAATATAGACATAAAGTGTTCAAAGTTTAGTATTGATGCTGATAATATTGAGTTTAAGGGGAATTTTAAAGTAAATGATACGGGATTGGAAATAAATTGAGTAGTTATATTTGTAATACGGATAGGAATATATCTGTAATACCTAACGGGAGCTTTAAAAGCGGTAATTGTAATTACATTGAGATTGAGGCTAATAATGCGAAGGTTGGCGGGAAAAAAGTATTATTAGAAACTATATCATTCACTGTATCAGGATGTTCTATGGGTAATTATATAGGAAGCGGTGGAGGGGGTATAAATAGTAGCTCAAAGAATAAAATAGAAGGTTTAAAGGTATTAAGAAAGGATGATGAAGGAGTTTGTAACGGTACTTTAACCTACCAGGGCAGTACAATATCATGTTCATGCAAACATAAGATTATAGATGCTGGACAGAGTAAGGCAAAAATAGAATGAAGAGTCTTTTAGTAGAAAATGGACAATTAAAATATGAAAACGGTAATTTTATCCTTTTAAATGATTATGAAGCTTTAAGACAGAATTTAAAAAATAGATTAAAAATGTTTAAGGGAGAATGGTTTTTAAATAAAGATGCCGGTATAGACTGGCTTAATATACTGGGAGTTAAGGATATTGATTTAAATAAATTAAAGAGGCTAGTTAGAAGGGAAATATTAAAAGAAAAAAAGGTTTTAAAGGTTATAAATATTAGTCTTAATCTTGATAGAAAGAAAAGAGAGATAAATATTTATTTTGAATGTGAGAGTGTTTTTGGATTAATTAAGGACAGCCTATGAGTTATGGAGTTACACCTTCCGGGTTTATCAGATTGGATTTTGATTTAATTCAAAAAGATATTGAAGAGGATGCAAAATTACCTGAGTTCTTTGGAGAGGATGTTGATCTGTCTGAATACTCCCCGATAGGTATTTTTATTAAACTTATGGCAAAAAAATTGGCTAACCTTTGGGAGGTAATGGAGGATGTATATTACTCAAATTATATAGATACTGCTGAGGGTGTAAGTTTAAGCCGGATTGCAGCTTTTAAGGGATTAGCAAGGAATCCTGAAAGACAGAGTGTTGTAACATTACAGATAAAAGGAGTTATAGGAGTATATGTACCTGATGGATTTATAGCAAGCACTAAACAGGGTATTAAGTTTATTACAACAGAAGGCGGGATTATAACAGATGGAAAAGTCGAGTTAAATGCTGTGTGTCTACCCTATGGAGTAATAGGGAATGTTTGTGAAAACTCTATAACAGAAATCAATACTCCCTTAGCAGGGGTAGAAGAGGTTAATAATCCTGTTGAAGGATACGGGGGAAGAGAAGTTGAGAGTGATTATGAATTAAGAAAAAGATATAAAGAGGGTAGCGGGGTAGGGGGAGCAAGTGCTGTTTCCATCCAGGCAGTATTAAATGAGATAGACAGTGTTATAAGTGCTGTTGTTAATGAGAATTGTGAAGATTTTGAAGTTGATGGAATGCCTCCTCATTGCCTTCATGCCGTTATAAATGGAGGTACGGATAGCGAGATTGTTGATGTTTTTATGAAGTATAAATCAGGTGGGATAAAGACTATAGGAGAAAAACATGCTTCCATCATAGATATAATGGGAGTAGAACGGACTTTTTACTGGGATAATCCGGATTATGTAAATATATATGTTTTAATAAATATTATAACCAATGAAAAATGGGACTCATCATACATAGATGAAGTAAAAAAAAGAGTAATTGAAGTTATAGGGGGCAGTTTTAAGGATCAAACATATAAGGGTGAAGGCGTTTCAAAGGATGTATACAGGTGGAAGATATTGGCTAATATGGATGAGTTTGAAGGGATTGAAAATATAGAGGTTTTTGTCGGGAAAACAGAAATGCCGACAGGCATAAAGGTAGAGATCGAGCCTACTGAATATGCAAGAACATCACAAGAGTTAATAACGGTGAATGTTTTATGATTGATAAGTTTCCTGTATCTGTTTTGAGTGATGAATCTGACACTACCCAGGCTAAATTATGGAAGCTTTTTGAAAGGCAGTATGAAAAGATTTCCAATACATTTGAATCAATATATTTATTACTGGATATCGAAAAAAATGAGGGAATGAATCTTGACAGACTTGGAGTGCTGTTGGGAGAGGCAAGAAAAGGAAAACAGGATAGCATATACAGAAAATTTTTAAAGATAGCTGTAATTAAACTTATTTCAAAAGGAGACATATATACCCTAAATAGCATTGCATTTATTTTAGATTATACAGATTTAAATATTGAAGAGGTATATCCTGCAAAAATCAGGATAAGAAAACAGGATAGTATCTTAAATCTTAGTCCTGATACTGTTTTAAGTTTTATTTTTAATAGTGTAAGAGCCGGCGGGGTAGGGTGCATCATAGAATACATTTTTATAATTAATGAGGCAATTTGCAGTATTCCTGTATCCATGAGTCTTTTATTAGATTCTGCATGGATTCTTGACGGCAGGAAGATATTAAACCCGGTAGAAGTTGAATATAACAGTGATGAGGTTATTTTCTATTATAACGAAATGGAGATTTTCAGGAAAAATACCCGGATATATTATGAGGGGAATACCAGGATTCATGAGGCAGTATTAGAGAAATATGAATGTATTGAAAAGTTAATTAATAAGGCAGTGTTATGTTTTGACAATAGAATTGTAATGGATATTTCATTTGATATTAAAGAAAAGGATAGGTTTACAACTCTTATTTTTAGGTTTATGGAGGTATTTAGTGGCATATAACCCATCTAACATACATTTGTGGGATAGAACTACTCCTGCCGACGGGTTGTTATTCAATGATGAGTTTGAAAGAATCAATGAAAACTTTGAATATTTAGATAATAAACTTGTTGTAAAGAGTTTTCAAGAAAAACAAAATTATCCTGTTAGTATTGGAAGATTTGCAATGCTTAGAGATGATAAAATTTGTAATTATGGAGAATTTTCTATTCTTAATGAGTATTTAAGGGATGAAAATAATAATTTAATAGCCTGTGATTTTAATGATTCATACTCAGGTATTGAATTGGATAACAATAACATTTTAATCTGTTATAGGGACAGTAATGATAATAACAGGGGTAAATATATAGTAAAAGATATATATAATAACCATATTTTTAAAGGGATTTTTAATGACGGGCAAACTAAGAATATTGTATGTACCAAATTGTCAAACGGTAAAGTTGTAATCTGCTTTATAGATGAAGATGATACTTCTTACGGTAAGATTGTAATATTATCTTGTAACGGGTATGTAATTGAGGCATCAGAAAGGGCTTTTGAGAGTAATAATGAGGTTACAAACATAAAATGTACACACCTGGGTAATAACAATACAGCTATTGTATATACTTTAAATAATATCGGTGTAAACAGTTTGTGGTTTTGTATTTATGATGAAAATGCCAATCTTGTTACAGGTACAAAGACTCAGATTGAGGCAGGTAGTTCTGTCCTTCATGATGTAAGTTTTATATATGAAGGTGGTGTTATACAGGGTTTTATTATAGCTTATAACAATAATTTTACTGTGTATACACATGACGGCTTAAATTATTTACCGCCAACCCAGATTGATTCTAATTCATTAAAAGAAGTAAAAGTTGCATCATTTAATAATAATATTTTTATACTGGCTGTTAATGAGATAGATAATACGGTTTTTTATTTAATTTATGATCATAATGGAGTTATTTTAAAAGAAAGAATTGAATTAAATGAGAAATATGTTTCTACTCTTGTTTTAATAAGAACTTATTTAAATTATTATCTTTCATATAACATATCAAAAGATGTTTCTAAATATTTTTTACTGGATTCTTCCGGAGAAATTTTTGAATCCAATTATATGATGTTTTTAAACAATACTTCCTATTTTAATGTAGATTATGGAGTCTCTTTAATTAAAAGGAATAATAATAATCTTGTAATTCAAATATTAAATCCGTATGGAAGAAGTAATTACTTTATTTCAAAAGCCGGGTTGTTGGAACATGACTTGCCTCCATCCTGTTATATAGAACATCATTTTTTACTTTCCAATGATAATATTTTTCTTTTTTTTAAAGATGATACGGATATTTATCATAATATTTTAAAGTTTAGAATAATCGATCAATATGGAAACATTGTTGTTAATGATACCGTAATAGATAATGATGTTTATTATGATTTTGATCTTAGAGTAGGAAGATTAAATAATAAATATGTTGTTGTAGTGGGTAGAAATGAGACCGGTATAGGAAGTGATTATTTTAAGATTTATGATGAAGCAGGGAATGTACTTATAAATAATACATTGTTTAATGAGACTGATATTAAGGATATTAAATTATGTATACTTAATAACAATACCTTTATAGTTGCATACCAGTTATGGACAGATAATAAAGGCTATATTGTAGGGTATGATGAGACTGGTAATGTTGCAGTAAGTAAATTTGAGGTTTTTAATGGAGTAACTACTTCCTGGAATAAAATATTAAAACCCTGCACAGATGGGTTTATCATGGGAGAGAGTTATTCCGGGAGTTTTTATTTAAAAAAATATAATTATAATGGAGTATTGCAAGCAGAGGTAACTGTTTTTAATGCAAATATAGGGCTAATTGATTTTACTGTATTGGAGAATAATAGGATTGTAGCAGTATATTTTAAGAATGCTGATTACCCTTCCCCTGAAAGTTTTGCAGTTACAGGGACAGGAAGATTTAAAATATATGATTATGATTTTAACATTCTAAAAGATGAGACTATATTTTTGAATAATTATATAAATCAAGTTTTACAATGTATAAGATTAGAAAATGATTGTTTTGCAATATCATATAAGGATGGAGTCAGTAATGAAATAGAGTATAAGGTTTATGATTATTTTGGAAATTGTCTTGGGGGTAACTTTTTATATTCAATTTTAAAGGGAAAATTTGATAAAGGTATTACAGGTCCCGTCCCTCATGGAGTATTCTATATTTATTCAGATAATTATAAGGGTATATATTATAATTCATTCCTGGGAGAAATACGGGAGTTTACAAAAGGGAATAATTATTTAGTACAGTTAGGCAATAATCAGAGTCTTTTAGAAGATGATTTAGTAATAGGGGATTATTATTCCGTTGATCCGTTTGGTAAGCTTATAAAGGATGAAAATAATAACGGTATTTTAGCTAAGAGTATAACAGAAGAAAGAGTTTATTTAATAAAGAATGAAAAAAAGAATATTAGTCTTGATAGCCAGATTGGGAATATAAAGATAATAAATACAGGCGAATGTAAGTATTATAAAATAGATGTATCTGATCAAAATAAACTAATTTATTTTGATAATCTTTCAGTATGTGATTTTAATATAATTATAAAGGGAAAAATTGACAGGAAATTAGGGATAATAAATCCGGTTAATATAAGTAACAGTATAAATTATAGTTATGAAGCTATTTTTAATAAAGACGGTTTTATTGAGTTAAGAATAGTATGTGACGGTAAGAGTATTTTTATTGAAGAATTAAATTACAGTTCTAATGATATAGTTTGTGATTTAAATACACAAAGCTTATCATCAGGTACAAGAGCAATATTATTCATAGATAAATACAAAAATTTTATTCTAGATTTAACACCGTCAGACAGGCATATAGAAATACAGAATCTTAATTTATGTAGTTTTAATCTTTTCATAACCGGGTTATCAGGGGATAAACTCTATATTGATACACCTATTTATATTAAAGGGTCGACCGGATTATTGATCGATTATGTGTATACTTTTTCTTCTAATGGGGAAGTCTTAATAAAGGGATTTTGTAATGGAGAAAATATTTATTTGGATATTTTATCTTTTAATTAGGTTTTTTAGGAGCATATTTTTATGGATGATGAAAAATACTATGAGATTATAAAGGAAAGTCTTGATGATATTAAGGATGATATTGCAAAGATTTTTGATCTTGTTGGGAACACAAAAGAGAGGCTTATAAAGGTTGAATTACAGGCAAAGATTATATGGGGATTATTTACAGTATCATCAGCAGCATTAGTCGGGCTTGTGATAAGAGAGGTATGGAAATATATATTTAAATAATAAAAATAAAAAAGGAGTAAAAAATGAGGATTGGTTACAACATACAAACGGATCCCAGGTGGAGGAATGAATCCATGGGATTACCGGGAGATTTTTTATGGAGATGGGGCTGTTTAATTACAAGCCTTGCAAATATTATTCAAGCTGTATTGGAGAGTCCTTTTACACCTAAGGATATGAACTGTCTTATAATAGAATTAAAAGCATATGCATATCTTGATAATCCGAATGTCAAAAAAAACAAGGCAAGTAATATTATCTGGAAGAAAATAAAGGCTCATTTTACTTCATTACAGATAACAAGAAAAATAGATCCTTCTTTATTTGAGGCAGGTGCAAATAATTATTATATTGCCTGTGTAACACATAGAAAAACAAAAAAGCCTCATTATATAAATGTAATTGCAAAAAGAGGGGTTTTTTTCTGCTGTTTTGATGTTGAGTATGGAGAGATCAGATATTACAGGAAAGAAGAGATTCAATATTTACATAAGATAGAGGTTATCGGTGATGTTTCAGAATGCATTGCAGAAAGAGCTTGAATCATGCGGATTCTGGAAGCTTTGTTTTTATAAGGTAATATGGAATTTTACAGGCAGGAAGTTTCAAAGCTTAATAATTGGAGTAATATTGTTTTTTTTAAAAATTACAGACTGGCAGATCTATGTGTTGTTGGCCGGATATGCCGGTATAAATATCGGAGAGAAGTTTTTAAGGAAAAAAGAAAGGATAAATAAAGATGGTTAAGTTTTTTAAGTTTATATGGAAGTATAAGGTAGGAGTCCTTATTATTATCATTTCAATATTATTGTTTATAAATATAATAAGTATTCGCTCTTGCATAAGTTTATCCATAAGTAAAAAAGATTATATGAATGAAGTAAATAAAGAGAAGGTTAATATTGAAGAAATAAATAGAGATTTGGAGACTAAAATTAAAGAAAAAGAAAAGATTGATAAGGAGCTTGATAGTGAAGTTAAAAAAATTGATAATTATTCAGTTAGTGATATTCTCAGGATTCTTAATAAAGGGGAATGAAAATAAAAATGCATTTTATATGGAGCATAATAATATAAAAGGATATTGGATTAGCGAGGACAGGGTAATTGAACTTATAAAGGCAGAAAAAGAGCAGGAAATATTGAAAAAAAAGATTACCAATCTTGAAGCACAAATCTTATTATTAAACAGCAAGGTTACTTCATATGAAAATTTAAATAATATTTATAAGATTCAATTAAAAGATTATAACAAGTTGAAAATGAAAAATAAGATATTTTCCATTACAACACCAGTAATAAGTATATCTTTTGCTGTTATATTAACCGGTGCGATTGTTTATATAATTATAAATAGGGTAGCAGAGTCTTAGGATAGTAAATGTAATGGCAAAGATAAAGTATATATATCATAAGAATAAATATAAAAATACTTCATGTAAATGCAGTAAAGGTCATATTCATCATTCCAGGGGAGAGGCATCCTACTGTGACCAGCTTGCACTGGAAGAAAAGCTGGGGATTATAAAAGAATATGAAATACAAAAAAAGTTCATTTTAAAAGTCAATAATATTCAAATCACAACTCATATACCTGATTTTTTTATAACTTATCCGGATGGGAAAAAAGAAGTAAGAGAGTATAAAGGTTATGCGGATAAGCTATGGCCTGTTAAAAAGAAGCTTTTTGAAGCTTTATATCCGGATATTCCTTATATAGTTGTCAGGGGATAAATTTTAAATTCATTGATTAAATGTAAATTGTATGATATATACC